CCCAGCACTACCAGCACCGAGCAACCCAGCCAGAAGGCCCGCCGGCGTCACGGCGCGGCCAGCATCGGTGCCGGCCAGCACCTCGGCGGCGGTGGCCAGCTCCACGCGCCCATTGAGCGTCTCGGTGGCATCCCGCAGCCCCATGGCCTGTAGCGCCTGCAGCAGCTGCCCGAGGTTGGTGTGATCCGGCGTCAGGCCGGCGGCGGCGATGACCGCGCGCATCTCCTCGGTCACCATGTGATACCACCATGGCCCAGGGGTGGTGGCGGGCGTGCCGGTGGCCGGGTTGCCCGCGATGGGGTAGCCGCTGGAGGGCGAGGCGGGCGCGGTCGGTGGCGATGCCGATGCGCCTGATTCCCAGATTCGATCCATGTGTCACCTCCTATCAGGTGGATCAGGTGTAAACGAACAGGACGATGGTGTGCGCCGGGGCGGCGGCGCGGATGGCGCACTCCAGGCGCGCATTGCCCCAGCTGGCCAGCGCATCGTCCACAGACCCGGTCACGGTGTGACCGGTCACGGTGTTCTGCACTGCATTGGCCGACCAGGCGTGCGCCCAGTCCCCGCCGTACAGGGGATGCGTCACATCGTGCGTCACATCGTGCGGTCGGTATTCGGTGATGGTGACGGCGTAGCCAAGGCGCGCGGCGAGATCGACGTAATACTGGCGCGACTGCCCGCCGATGCCGGCCACGCGGGCATGCAGTGCGGCGCGGCGCATGTCGATGGTATGCGCATCCGTCGCGCACGCATCCGGCAGGCCCGCCACGCGCTCCCATTCGGCCAGCAGTTCGGTCGTGCTGCGCGGGTCGGACTCAGTCACCAGCGATCCGGCGCGAGCATCCACGCGGGCCAGCTCCTCCGCCAGGCCGTGCAGAAGCTGCGCCCAGGTGCTGTCCGGGTCGGTCGGCAGGGCCGCGCCGGGCGGCTGTAGCGCGATCAGCTGATCACGGTAGGCGGCGGCATCCATCACAGGCTGCTCCAGGTGATGGTGCCGAGTGTGGCGATCTGACCGGTGGTGTGGGTCATGTCAGCGGCCGGGCTGGTCAGGGCGTGGTCCGCCTCGCCCGCGGCGATGCTGATGGCCTCGCGCAGGTGGCTGACGAGGATGGTGCCGCCAGGCTTGGCCTCGCGGCGCAAAAGGTGGCGCAGCTCGGCCTCCACGGCTGCCTGCACCGTGCTGGTGTTTGGCGAGAGCGCGATGGACATGGCGAGCGGCGCGGCGACCGGGGCCACGACGGTGACGGCGGCGGTGACGGGGCGCACGGTGTCGATGTAGTCCTGCACGGCGTCGACGACGGTGCTGGTGGGGATGCCGTCGCTTGTGGCGTCGTCGGTCATCACGCGCACGGTGACGGTGCCCGCGCCGAGCTCGAGCGGGTAGACCCATGCGCGGGTCACGTCCGGGTGAGCCTCAAGCGCCCAGGCGATGTAGTCAAAGTCGGCCCCGCCGTGCGGCGGCTGCTGGATGCGGGCCAGAAGACGAGCGCGCATGGCATCATCGGCCTCGGTGTCCGCTCCGCCTGCGAGGCTGACCACCACGCCCTGAGACTGGATGCCCGCGATGGGCGAGACGATGGTGAGCTTGCTGCCTGCGCTTGCATTGCCCGCATCGCCTGCCGCCACGGCGGTGATGGAGACGTTGCCGGAGGTGGTGATAGCGGTCTCCGCATCCACGGTGTATTCGACGCCATCGGCGCGCACCAGCTTCGCGCCCGCCAGGATGGTGCCGCTGCCAGTCATGGTGATGGTGCCGGTGGCGTAGGTGGCGGCCAGGCGGGTCACGCCCCAGATGGAGGACCAGCGCTCGAGGTGTTCGGCCTCGGCGGTGTCCGGCATCAGCTGCTTGGCCAGCCAGTCGAGGTAGCCGTAGAGGGCGTGGACGCTGCCTGCGTGGATGCGGGCCAGTACGTTGAGCAGGCTGCGGCGCAGGCTGGCATCGGCGCCAGGCAGGCGGGATTCGATGTCGGCCTGGGCGCGGGTGATGAGGTCGGCCAGCGTGGGGCGATTAAATGGCATAGGTGGTCTCCATGTCGTAGCTGCCGCCGGAGGCCAGGGTGATGGCGATGCCCAGGCCGAGCATGCCGGTGCTTACGATCTCGGCGGTGACGGTCACACGGGTGGCGATGCCATCGTCGATCAGCCAGCGCAGGGCCTGTTCGGCGTATTCGCGGGCGCGGGCCAGCACCTGCGGCATCTGCTTTTCGCGCCGCAGCAGCCAGAGGCGGCTGCCGAACTGGTCGCGGTCGATGGACGGGTAGGCATCCGCCCACCAGCCGCGCCGGTCGTCGTCGTCCAGCGCGTCGTCGGCTTCAGCGCGGCGGTCGGTGAACAGACTGAGGAGGACGGCTGTGCGTAGGCCGGACTCGCTGGCCAGGTCGAAGCCGCCGAGCTCGATGTCGAATGCGGGCGGCTGGTCCGGCGCGGTGTTGGTCATGGCCAGGGCGATATCCATCACATCCCTCCGCTGGGCGTGCCGGTGGTGGATCCGGTCTCGGGGTGGGTATGGCCGTTGTAGGTGGTGCGCATGCCCGCCATGGACTTGCTGCCGTGGTCGCTGACGTCACCCTGGGCGACGATGCTTCCGTCGACGTTGAGGTTGCCGGTCAGGTGGGTGGTCGGGGTGTCCAGCATCACGCTCGGGGTGTTGGTGACGGTCACCGGCAGACCAGCGCCGTCAATGACGATGCCGGCACGGGTCAGATGGACCTTCTGGCCCAGGTCGTCGTAGAGCGCAACCTCGCCAGCGGCCAGGCCCTTGAGGCGGTAGCGGCGGTCGGCCACGGCGATGACCACAGCGCCGGAGCGGTTGCCGCCCAGGTTGAGCACCACGGCCTCGGCGCCTGGGTGGGGGTGGGCGGTGTGGCCGTAGGGTTCGAGGTGCTCGACGTCATCCAGCAGCTCGTCCGCCAGCGCCTCGACCTGGAGAGACTGGAGCATGGCGGCGGGGTCGATCACGCGCACGATGGCGCGGGTGGCCAGCAGGCGCAGCTTGCGGGCGAGAATACTCATGGCGCACCACCCTGCTTAGGCTTGCGCATGCCCCAGGTGAGCAGGCCCTCGTCCGAGGTGTCAGGTTCCGGCAGCGGGATCAGTTCGGCGGCCTCGCGCGGCATCACGCGCAGCTCGGTGCGCTGGCCGCGACCGTCCAGCAGGAACTGCACGCTCATGATCAGCCGGTCGCCATTGATGCCCATGAACGCATCTTCCACGCGCACCAGGCGATTGGGGTGCCAAAGGCCTTCAGTGCCAGCCGTCCAGCCGGACACGGTATAGACCACGCCCTGGCCGCGTCCCCAGGCGACGTTGCGCTGCCACTCGGCCCGCCGCTTGGCGTCGGCGATGCCATCGGTCTCATCCAGCACAACCACGGTGGGGCGGTAGCGTCCGACATAGGCGTTGCTTACCTGGCTGCTCACGTGCGCCGAACCCTCGGCGCTGGTGGCATCCCAGGTCTTCGAGCCGCCCGTGACCTGGCCCTGGACGATGTAGTCCGAAAACTGTTCGCGTGAGGAGAACTGTCCGGAGGCGCGCAGGATGTTCTGGCCCAGCACCAGCGCGGTCTGATAGCTGGCGGTGCCGGCGCGGGTGATCAGCAGCCCGCCGTCCGGCCGTGAGACGATGCGCACGCCCCGGATGCGCGCCAGGCGCTCGAGGAACTCCCACACGGTCTGGCCAGGCTCCATGGCCACGCGGGTGAAAGCCGCGCCCTCGTCGACCTCGGCGCTGACCTCGATGCCGAAGCGCCAAGCCAGATCCTTGGCGATCTGCAACAGGGTGCGGCCGCTCCACTGCAGGGGCTTGCCCTTCTCTGGCGCGAGCGAGCAGTCCACCAGGTCCCCGGCCTTGCTGCGGCCTTCCACGCGCACGGTGTGGGTCTGGTCGTCGTAGTCCGGCATGGCGTCGTCGACGTAGCCAGTTACGATCCGCTCGTCACCCAGCCACAGCTCGCCCGGCGTGCCGGCGCGGATGGGGACGGGCAGGCGATCATCGCCCCAGCGGTCGGTTAGCGCCAGATCGAATATGTCCGCTCCCTGCTCAAGGGATCGCAGAACGCGGATTTCCTTCCAGCCACCGTAGATGCGGCCATTCATGCGGAGGGTGATGTCAGGCAACGATCACCTCCAGCATGCCGGCGGGCACGAACCCTGGGTGGCGAACACCGTTGCGCTCGATGATCTCCTCGGCACGGGCGGCGTCGCCGTGGATGCGATGGGCCAGTACCAGGGCCGGCAGCACAGCCCGGATCGGCACCTGGCGCAGGCGCGGCAGCATGGCGGCGCGCTCGCGCATGTCCACAACCACGGCCGCACGCAGGGCTGCCGTGACCTGGTAGAGATCGTCCGGCAGCGGCCGGCCGGTGACGGGGCTGACGGCCTCCATGCGCGCGTCGAGCATGTCGGCCAGCGCGGTGGCCAGCACCAGCGCCTCGTCGCGAGTGGGCAGGCTGGCCTGGCTGGCGGCGCGGCAGGCCTCGACCGCAGCCGCGTGCGCGATCAGCGAGGCCATGGCCGTCTGGCTGACCAGCACGGTCCGGCGCGTGGGGGTGAGCTCGGCCGGCACGGGGCTGGGCTTCGAAGTGCCGTTGAACAGGGATTGATACAATTTCACCGCGCGCAGCGGCTCGGCCGCCGTGGTGGCGATGCGGCGGATGCCGCCCGCGATGGCGGCGTAGAGGTTGGCGGGTGCGCGGATCAGGGCTGCGATATCGCCAGCCACCGTGCCAACCACTTTCTCCACCAGGGCCAGCTGGCGGGTCACGTCATCCACTAGGTCGACCACGGCCCAGCCCGGCATGTTGTCCGGATTCCAGTCGGCCAGGAAGGCCTCGAGCATGGATGGCTCCACGGCATCAGCGGCGCGCACCACCTGGGCGGCCGTGTCGACCGTGACCGTGGGGAACTGCAGCGCGCCGGATTCCACGCATGTCAGGCTGAAGCTCGCGCGGCCGCCATCGCGGGTGGTCTCCCGCACACGGGCCTCGACGATGCTGACCTGCATGGTGCCGTACCAGGGGTGCACCAGCTGGCCGGGGCCGGGCAGCTCGACGGCGGCAATCAGCGCATCGCGTGCGATCAGGTAGTCGGGCCCTGCAACAAAAACCTCGATGGCGAAGCGCCTGGCCTTGCGGCCGAGATCCTCGACGTAGGGAATGTCGCGCAGCGGGTATTCGTGCACCTCGGCGCGGCGGCCGAACTCCAGCGAGGATTCCGGCACCACAAACCCCGCGCCACGGAAGCTGCCGCGCATGGAGGCGCCGTCGGAGTTGGCCTTCAGCGTGTCGCGCCAGCTCATTTTATGGCCCCTCCATGATCAGCCCGGCTCGGGCATCCACATCCATGTTGCGCGCCTGCACGGTGGGCACGGTCGCCTGACCGCGTACATCCACCACCACCCGAGCTTCGGACATGGCGATCTTTGCGGCAGCCTCCTCCATGCGGCGGGCTGCTGCGTTCATGGCCACCGCCTGCTTGGCCTCTTCCACCCCGAAGACGGCGGCCACACGCGCCACGGCCTCGCCGATGGCATCGCCGGTCGATGTACCCTCGATGAACGCCTTGTTGATGAGCGTGCCCGCGCCGTAGCCTGCCGCGCCGGCCGCCGCCACATAACCGCCCGCCGTCAGCATGGCGCCACGGCCAAGGGCCCCGATCTCGCCCATGCCTGCGTTTTTGAGCAGTCCCCAGTTCGACGGGGTGCGCACGGGCGTGGGGGCCTTGCCGGTCGGCGGGCGCGGTACGGGTGCGCCAGGCTTGCCCGTGGCCGGAGCGCCAGGCATCCCGGCTCCGGGCATGTTGACCACGTACACCGGCAGCGGGGCCATGCCGCCGATGATTCCTCCTCCGCCCGGCGAGCCCGCGCCGAAACCGCCGTTGGCGCCCTGGCCCTTGCCACGACCGAAGACCCAGCCGAGCGCCTTGGAGCCCAGCCCGACCGTCTTCGCGGCGATGCCGCCCGCGAGCGCGAGCGTGCCTACAAGGGCAAGCAGCCCCCCGGTGAGTCCAAGGGCGTATCCCGCCCACTTGGGAAGGCTCTCGAATTTGTCCATGAGCAGGCCCGCCTTGGCCTCGGCCACGCCGAGCAGGTCCACAAAATCCTTCATCTCGCCCTCGACGCTCGCCCCGATACGGGCGAGCAGGTTCTCGAAAGTTCCTGTCACCGCGCCCCATTTGTTGTTCAGCGTGTCGAGCGAGGCGTTCACGCGATCGGTGATGCTGGCCTGGGCGGCATAGGCTGCCTCCATCTCCTTCATGCCGGACACACCCATCTCCATCAGCGCGGAGACCACGTTGAGCTGCTCGTTTGACTCGCCGAACAGGGCGCGCATGACTATGCCCTGGTTCTCCGCCGTGCCGGTCTTGAGCTTCTCGAGCTGGGCGATGGCCTTCTCGACACCGATGAAATTACCGGACTGATCCGTGAAGTCGAGTTTGAATCCGGCCTGCATCCTGGCCAGCTCCTTGTTCGCCTTCTTCACCGCGTCCGGATTGGTCATGGCGGAGAGCGCGCCGGACAGCCCTGATCCTGCGATATCGCCGGACATGGTCTTGTTCAGGCGCGCGAAGATGACATTCAGGGTATTGCTGGTCTCGATTCCTTGCAGATTGAATCTCTTGAGCGCGCCGGCCGACTTGGCATAGAAGCTCTCGAGTTCGGCCAGCGGCACGCCCATGTGGTGGGCGCGCTGGGCAGAGTCCGCGAAGCGGTTCATGTCGCCCGCGGCGATACCCGCCGCCTGGCCGATGTTGACCAGGGCCGTGCCGGTCTCGGCATACCCCGCGCCATCGCCGCGCCCGGTGACCACGGCGAGATTGGCCGCCGCCTCGCCGAGTCCCTCCAGCACGGTGATGGGCGACTGCCCTTTGGCGATGATGGTGTCGAACAGGGCATAGAAGTCGCGCGTGGTGCCGGGCATCCTGTCGCCCAGGCGCGTGGCCTCGCGGTTGAGCGCGTCGAACACGGCCGGCACGCTGCCGTCCGCGCGCATCAGGGTGTTCTTGAGCTTGGCCTGCGCATCCTCCACCGTGCTGAAGGCGCGGATGATCGGCAGGACAGCGTTATTGTTGATGAAGTCGCCCGCCACCTTCGCACCGGCACCGAATGCAATCATCCTGGTCGAGATCTTGTTCAGCTCGGTCGTGAAGTCCTGCAAACTCCTGCGGCCTCGCTTAAACTCGGCATCGACCTTGTCTCCCGCATTCTTCACGTTGCGGCCGAAGCGGGCCAGGCCGGCGCTGGCGAGGTCCGCCAGGGTCAGCGTAAGGCCAACTTCCATCATGCTGCTCATGATCCGCTCCAGGAGGTGTTCATGTTCTGCCGTGCCATGCTGGTGATCTTTCTACTCGGGGCACTGTTCATCTGGGGTTCGGCCATCGTCATGATCGGCGGCTCCGACAAGGACGGCGGATGGGATGGTTACGCCCTGGGCTTCGTGCTCGGCGGCGTGGCCGGAGTGCTCTTCCTCGGCTTCGCCGCCTTCATCACCGACCTGGCCTGCGCCATCGGCAACCGCGCGCAGGCCTTCATGGATCAGTGGCGTGGCTACTGAACGCCGTCCCCCATGGCATCCCTCTCCCGCAACCTGACCTCACGCATCCTCTCCAGCCAGAACAGGGCCTCCTCAGCCGTCATGTCCATCACCTCCCGATGGGCGAAGCCGCCGCCCTGCAACGCCAGCGCCGCATCCGCCAGGGCGATTACGTGACGGTCGCTCCGTTCATGGTCAAGGCGTTTCCCAGGTCATCCACGAAGGCGGCCGGCCATCCGAGCACGTCCTCCATCGTGTAATGCCTGTCGTCGAAGGCGCAGCAGATGGCGATCAATGCCGCCGTGACCTTGCTGCCCATCTCCGCCATGTCATCGACGCTGCGCACGCCCGCGACCTTGCGGGCGGTCATCACGTCACGCAGCAACGGCTCGCGGAACGCAACCTCGACCGTGGCCGGATCGAACGGGAGGGTTTCGGCGGGTTTGCGGATGATCTTCATGCCTCACCTCACACCCGGTCGCAGCTTTGCGCGGCCATCTTCAGGGCCGATTTGCCGGTGCCGGCGTCGAGGTCCACCGGCTCGGTGGTGAAAGCGCCGCGCAGGGACCACTTCTGTCCGGTGTCGGCCTCGAACATGACCGTGGCGGCTTTAATGCTGGAGAGCTGCTGGATGTCCACCTGGGCGGTGTGCTGCACGGTGCACTCCAGGGTGGGCGGGACCTCCTCCTCCGCGTAGTAGGTGGTGCCGCCGTGACGCTCGGCCTTGCGGTTGACGCCGCCCGGGTTGAGCTTGGCGCCGTTCTCGGTGGGGATGACCGCGCCGTCGATGTAGAGGGTGGCGCGCCCGGTGATCTGCTTGCTCATGGGATGTTACCTCAGAGGATGAACTGGACAGCGGCCGCGAAGACGCGGAACTGGTTGATGATGTCGGGCGGGATGACGGCATTGACGCGGTTCACATCGGCCGTGCTGCGAACCACGTTCAAATCCCGTTTGAACTGGTCGAATCCCTCCACCAGCCCGGCCTCCTCGAGGTCGCGGAACAGGGCCAAAAGCTCGGCGCGCAGGATGCTCGGGGTGACGATGGGTTGGCCCGCCGCGAAGCGGGTGCCGTCGTCGGCCAGCTTGTGGCGCGGGAACTTGAGGCTGATCCGGGCGCGCACGGCGTAGCGGATGTAGTCCACCGTCCACTTGGTGTTGAGGTCCAGGTAGCTGACGTCCTCGATGCCGGTGGCGCTGGTCTGGTAGGTGGTGATGACGCGCTCGATGAGCACGTTTCCGCCCTGGTCGACCGTCCATGTGCTGATGCCGTCGCGCAGCAGCAGGTCGCGCTCTGGACGGGTGAAACGGTCCTGCACGGCCGGGGGCAGGATGCCCGGCAAAGCCAGGGTCTGGAACGGGCGGGCCGGGTCGATCGCGCCCGCAGCCTCGACGATTCCGCCCAGCACCGCGCCCCAGATCCATGCGGGCGTGGGCGAGCCCTTGGCGCCCATGGCGGTCAGGTGCACGCTGTTGCGCGCGGAGCCCCAGGTGGTCAGCCCGGCGAAGGTGTTGTTCAGCCCCATGAACACGTGGCCGGTGCGCTGCTCCATGGCGCCCCAGCGGGTGTCCATTTCCGCGACCAGGGCGGCCAGGGTGGCGGCGTCGGTCCACGGGCAGACGATGCTGGTGTAGGGCTCGTCGCCGGCGGCGGCGATGGCCGTGGCCACGTCCGGGTTGCCCGCGCCGCCGGTCATGGGGGCGAAGGTCAGGGCGATGCCTGCCGGCAGGGCCTCGCCCTCGTAGTAGCTGTGGCGGATGTCGATGTCGTTTCCGGTCTCGCCCTTGTTGCGCGCGGCAATGTTGACCTTGCTGGTGATCGTTGCGTCCACGCCGGCTGTGACGGGGAGATCGGACCTGGCGGTGATGGCGTCCGCGATGGCTGTGGCCACGGCGGAGGAGGCCTGGCCCGCCGTGACGCCGACCTGCACGCGCACGCCGCCGATGTAGATGGCGATCACGCCGGAGGCGGACGGCGAGCCTGCCACGGTGATGCTGCCGCTGGCAGCAACCCCAGCGGCCAGATCATCCAGTGCCACGGCATAGACATCGGCGGTGGCGTTGGCCACGCGCAGCGCGTGCATCAGCGCATCGCACATCAGGTGGCCGAGGGAGCCGCGGCCGAAGTTGACCTCGCCCTGCCCCTTGCCCGTGATGCGGGTCGGCACGCCAGCCGCCACGGTGCCGGTGTTCAGGCGCTGGGTCAGCACCAGCAGCTTGCGCGGCATGCCCGGCAGGCCCTTGAGCGCCTGGCTGTTGTCGATCTCGATGTAGACGCCCGGCGTGCGGATATCGACCGGGATCTGGTTGAAGACGATGTTATCCGGCATGACGGTTACTCCTTCGACGTGGCGGCAGGCTTGAGCGCCTTGGTGGTGACGTCTCCATCGTTCAGGCGACGGCGCCAGTAGCTGTTGTCCGGCACGGTGCGGCCGTCGGCGGGAATGTGGTCGCCCTGCTCGGGGTCGCGGACCTTCAGGCCGGGGCCTGGGATGACGTGGATGGTCTTCACGCTTGGCTCCTTTACTTATCCAGCCCGGTGACGATCACCTGGGCGTCGGGTTGGGTGGTGGTGTAGTCCGGCGGTTCGGCCAGCCACTTGTCGTGTTCGGTCTCGTCTTCATGCGGGGGGATGTCGATCTGCCCGCTGAAGGTGATGAAGTCGGCCAGGGTGGTGAGGTCCACCGGGTCATCCGCCGAGACGGGCTGGTCGACCAGGAACGCGATTGGCACATAGAGGTGGCCCGCGTCATAGCCCGGAAGCGGCCCCGGCGCGAGGCGCATGGGGTTTTGGCCATCAGGCATCCAGCCCATCAGCGCGGTCATAACCGCATTGGCCAGCGGGTCGGCCATCTCCCGCGCGCCCCGTCCGGAGCGCACATCGCGCACATCGCGCAGGGCAACCACCGCGTACCAGGTGAGCGTGAGGCGGGCAAATATGCCGTCATCGGAGGACCTGGCCACTCTGAAACCCTGGTAGATCACATGCACCGCCGGGGTTGGCTGGCTGCCCGCTGACACGCCTCTGAGATCGGCGGCGGAGAGCACGTGCACGCCGGCGGGAAGCATGGCCTTCAGGCGCTCGACCAGGGCTGGCTCGAGGCTTAAAAAGCTCATGTCAACCGGCCTTCACGCACCAAACCGCGCCGGGTAGGTCGGCAGGGCTGGATTTGAGGTTAGGAACACGGAATTGACCGGCACCTAGCGGTGGGAAAAAAACCGCATCACCGCCATTGATCACCAATGCTGCAATGGCCAGATATGAATCAGGCGTGGTCGATTTGCTGATATTCAGCCTGATGCTGCTGTAGGTTGACGCCAATTGGATGGCGTCCAGTTCATAGCTACGGGTGCTGCCCAAACTCCATCCGGTTTCGCCGATTCGTGTATCCAGAACAGTCCAGGTGCTACCGCCATCGCTGCTGCCCTCCAGCGTGAAATTCTCTGGCTCCGAGCCTGTGCTGCCACGAGCAGTTATCGAATAGCTCGTAATGCTCTTGGCCGCAGGCAGGTCGATACGCAGCCATCCGGTATACACGCCACTGGCCGTAACCCACCCCTTGGTACTGTTAATCACACCATCAAACGCGTGAAACGCAGCATACGCTTCACTATAAATAGATGACGCACTGGCCTTGTAGCCTGCCGGCTGATCCGCCGCAGTCATGGCAGGGACGAGGCTGGTCGCTGCCGCGCGGGTGGAATGCTCATCGAGTTGAGTGTTATAGCGATCAGCGAACATGGCATACAGCACCGGGTTGTCGCTGATGGCGATGGATTGCCCATTCAACGCCATCCAGCCGCTGGGGATCGCATCCGGTAAAAACGTTGCCAAATAACCAGGTGGCATGGCAGCCACCGAGCCTGATGCGCCACCACCTGCGATGAGTTGATCGAGTTTTTGCTCGATGCGGGCGTTTTGATATAAACCAGACATTAGAGATACCCTGATGAGTCATTCCGATTCCACACGCGGACGCCGGTTTGCATTTGCACGCCATCAGTTGTTTGTGCGGGGTTCGGCACGCCAATACTTGCCCTGCCGCTGCCGATGGATTGCAGGAGCCTGCGGGCAGCGTCTGATTCCGACCTGATCGGGTCTACAGAATCCATGCGCGCACCGAGTGCCAGTGCCAGCCGCTCGCGCACCAGGGCGCAGGCAATACGCACCACCACGGTTGGCACCGTGCTCAGTGGCAGGGTGTAGCGTGCGGCCAGGTACGCATCGATCTCGGCATCCACATCGGCGGTGGCGGCAGCGATCAGCTCTGGGTCTGGCGTGCCGTCCTGGTCACGATCTGCCCATTGCGCCACCTCAGCGCCGTAGCGCTGGATGAGGTCGGTTACGGTGCAGTAGCTCATGCGTTAGCCTGCGGTTGTTGGGGCGTTGGTTTCGCAATCAACATCAATTTTGGATTGGCGTTCAACCACCAACAGCGGGTCTGCCTGCAATTGGTCTAGCACCTCCATGGTTACCAATTCAAAGCGTGGTTGTTGGGTAAAGCACAAACCGGCACGCCAGCGACGGGCGTGCGGCTTTTTGACGGTGACTGAAACGGCCGTCTCAGCCACCCCCACCTCTCCCAACATGGGAGAGGGCGTTTTTACGGTCTGGGCCTTCGCCAATCCTGCTTCCTTACGCGCGGCCATTACAGTCGGCCACTCACAATCAGCTCGACCACACCTTTATTAGTGTTGGTCTGGCCGTTGGCCAGGCGTTCTGCGCCGACGATATCCAGGCCCGCACCGCGCAGGTTGGCGGGCACCACCAACACGCTGGGTTTGATCCCCAGAGGCTTTCCGCCATCGCCCTTCATCCCGAGCATGGCGGCATACGCGGCATTGAAATTGTCCGGCGTGAGCGGCTGGTTTGACGCATATGCCTGCTGCCAGAATCCAAATCCGACATTGCAGCGCATATCTACGCCATAGCGGTACATGTTGCTGGTGAACACGGACTCGTCGTCGGCCTTGGTCATCGAGGTGAACACCGGCGATTTGCGGTTTTGGAAAATGAGCGGTTTGAGCACGCTGCTGGTATCGAGCAGATACCAAACTGGGTTATTTGGCCGCGCGGTCAAATCAATATCGCAGTTGGACACAGTGACTGCCGTGCCGCTGCCATCCACATTCTGGTAGACCGGGTGGTCGGTATCGAAAAAATACTGTCCGTCGTAGCACAGGGTGCTGGTGCCGGCCTTGAGCAGATCAAACACGAGTTTGTCCGGGAACTGCGCGCTCATCTGGCCCATGTGCGCCATCATCGGGCTGTAAATGCCCAGGTTATCGTCCTCGATGTCGGTGCGTTTCACTCCAACAGTCGATTCGTAGTCCTTGTTCTCGATGGCATAGCCGTGGGATGCCATGTCCCTGACAACGCGATCACCCACCCACTCGCGGAAATCCGGGAAATCGCCAAGCCATCCGTATGTGTTTGATTTTGTCGCGCTTGGAACGATTGTTGCAATCTTGGTGTATTGCACATCGGCCATCGCGCGATCAAATGCGGTTTGAAACTCCTTGCGGAATCCCGTGGTAAGGGCAGAGAGCAGTGCGGGGGTTAAAACAGCCATTATTTAGCTCCTGATGTAGCTTTGAAGTTCAGATAGTCATCCGGGTTTTGCCCCAGCAGCGTGCAGGCGACCAGTTCCTCAGACGTCAGCGTGGGATTGGCCGGATCTGGCGCGATGCCGCCGGTTTGCGTACCAGTGAGCGCGGCGATGGCCGGGGCGTTGTCCAGGTACTGTTTGAGAGCGGCGAGGTTGGTCTTGCCCAGGTCGCGCGCCCACGCCTCCATGGCGGGCAGCAGGCGGCCATCGGCCAGCGCGGGCTTGACCAGGTCGTCGATGTCGCGGGCCAGCGCGGCAGAGGTCAGCGCGGCCACCTGGCCTTGCAGCTCCTGCACGATGGCCATGGGCACGGCGTTGGCCTTGAGCGCGGCGAGGTTGCCCTCGGCCTCATCGGCCTTGGTCTTGAGCGCCGCGACTGCGGCATCGATCTGTTCCGGGGTGGCATCGATGGCCAGCCCCAGGAGCTTGAGGGTTTCCGGGTTCATGGGTTGCTCCTGGTCGGGGGTAAAGGAGAGCGCCACGGCGGCCATGCCGTCGAGCGCGGGGTCGTTGGTGAGCGCGGCATGCAGCAGGCGCAGGACGCGGCCCGCCTTGTCGTAGGTGAATACTGGTGAGATGAATCGGTACTCGCCGCTGGCGATCATGGCGCGGGCGCGCTCGGTCCATTCCACACCCACGGCCCATAGCCCGGAGCCCTCGCGCCACTCAAGCCTGCGGAACCATCCTGCGGCGGGCGCTGGTTGGCCGTTCTGCTCGGCGCGCAGGGTCTGGTGTTCGTAGTCGATGAGGTAGGGATTGGCGCGGGCGCTGGCCTGCTGGATCAGGCGCGCCGCCAGTTCGGCGGTCAACGTCCAGCCTGGAGCGTCCGCCGGGCGGCCATCGGTGGCGCGGAAGGTCCCGGCGGGCAGTAGCTGGATCGCGTCCGGGGCGGTTCCGCCCTGGGCGTGAATTTCAGCGGTGAGGCAGGCGATGCGCCCGTGCGTCGATCTGTTCATGCGGCCCATGATCGGGCCGCGCGAAGGTCATGACGCGGGGAGGTGGTTCAGTAACACCGCAAGTGCGTCTATTTCGATTTGAAAGCGCTTTGAAAAACGATTTCAGGCAAAACTAATACCATGACAGCACCAAGACCGACAGAGGCGCTAAAAATGGCTCTCCTTCGGTCGCGGTGTTTCAGCCGACCGCCTCGGCGAGGTAGCCGCGCACGATGTCCAGGATTTCCTCCTGATCATCCTCGCCCAGGCCGAGGAACGGGCGGGCGGGGATGGCCTTGCCGGGGATCATGCTGTTGGGCGAGGTGACGCCGCCGAACTGGTGCATGCCCGCGTAGACCTTGTTGCTGCCGACCTGGGCGAATTCTGGCCCGTGGGAGGTGACGATGCTGCCGGCCAGCTGGCCGCTACGCTGGAGGATGGGATGGGCATCGCCGCAGCGCATATTCACAGTGCTGGCCATGAGCGGGTGCCAGGCCATGCCGGTGGCCGGGTCGGCCTCGTCCTCGAAGGCGCGCTCGGTGGCATCCGCCATCACCCCGGCGATGGCGCGCATGGCGGGGGTCATGTCATCCATGCGGCGGGAGAGTTCATGGAGCGCGTCCAGCACCTGGCGGTCGTCGTATTTGATTTCGATCATGCTATGCTCATCCTGTCATTGCGCGGTACGGTTTCACCCAGCCCACCACTCCCATGCGCAGGCAAACCGCTATGGGGTGACGTAGCGGTTATTTCATGCCTTTGAGTCTACGCCACGCTCATACTCAACAAGGCTGCGCGAAGCCTCACGCCTGACGACCTCCTCAAAGCTCATGTCGTCATAAGGGAAAGCGGTAACTGCGAACCACCCGGCTCCGCCATACTCAAACGCAGACATACCCGTGCGCCGCCCAACTCCATCCATCATCCAGTGAGCCATGTAGCGGTTGCGCTCCACCAGCCGCCCATTTTCAATATGCAGCTCAAGACCGCGCAGCTTGATGTCAGGATCTTTGATGGTTTCTGCCAGCACGCGCATCCAAGGGCCACGACCGCGCAGATCAGACTTGAATACTATTCTGCCCTGCCTTGCCGATTCCACCCTGTCGATAAACAGACTGGACGAAATCAACAGCACATCGTCCGTCACGTCCCTAAACGCCTCCATGCGTTCTNGTGTCGCACCAAACTCAGCCAGAAATGCGTCCATGTAGTACTCGGCAGATCGCCCCTCCTGGAGCATCATGGAGGGCCTCACAATCCTTGGCTCTGGCATGGGCGCTTTTAGACAGTTCCTCGCAAGACAGGCTACGGCAGGAATGATGGGCCTGGTAGGCGGCGGGCCATCAAGCATCTCTGGCGTGAACGGGTCGTACCAGGCGCGGCCAGGGTTATAGTTCCACCCTGCGTCCGGCAGCATCACGCCGGGTTTGCCGTCGCGGTCAATGATCCTGATCCCGGTCACATCACGCAGGTCGGGCGTACCGTCGGGCAGCTTGCCCGCGCTGACCTGCATGGTCACAAGCTGGCCTGCGCTGCTCTCGGCGGTCAGCCCTTCCTTGCGCATGCGCGATTCGGACAGGGCGCGCACGCGGCAGCGGCAATTCCATCCGTTGGGCGGGTAGAGGTGGTTCCAGATGGGGTCGTCAGCGCGCCACACGCGGCCATGCAGTGCGCTGTGGGAGGGGCGAGTGCGGGAGTCGCGCACGGCGACATATTGCCAGTACGGACGCGCACCGGGGCCGGTGGTATTGGCCAGTTCCTGCTGTTGCTTGTAGCGCCCGGCCATGTAGGCGGTCTGCATGTTCTGGCGGTAGATGAGCTTGAGGCGGCGCGGGCTGCCCCACTCGACCGGGCGGCCGCTGATGTCGTCGTAGGTTTCGAGGATTTCGCCGGTGTCCTTGTCGATGGCCTGGCCCCACCAGCCCTTCTTTTGCAGCAGCGGGGTCATGTCCTTGATGAACTGGCGCTCGGTGGCGCCGTTCTTCAAAGCGTCGTTGAGGGCATCGTGAATGTCCTTCAGCACGTCCAGCTTGGCCAGGCGAGCGACGGTGAAGGCCTTGGCGTGCTGCTCCTGCCAGAGCTCGCGCCAGTCGCCGGTCAGGCGCAGTCCCTTCCCTTCGAAGTAGCGGATGGCCTCCTCGGGCGGGAGGCCGATGGCGAAGGTGAGGTCAGGCTTGGTCATCGCG